AGTAAAAACCTCAAAAAAAAAAAAAAAAAAAAAAAAAAAAAAAAAAAACTGTGAAATCAGTTGAAGAAGAAGTTAAGAAAAAACCATCCGCAATACAACCTAAAATAAAAGTGAATAAAAAAAAGAGCGTCAGTGATGAGTTCGATTTAGAGGGGCAATTTGAAAAATTAGTATATGAAGATATTATTTATATTCATAATTTAGAAAATAATAAAATATTTGATGTAAATAATAAAGAAATAGGGTCATATAAAAATAAGAAAATAAACTGGTCAGATGATGAATATAAAAAACAACATTTAGTGGCAAAAGATAAATATAATAAAGAAGAACAAATGAGTTCATCATCAGGTGAGGAAGATAGTTCGGATGACTCTTCTTCTTCATCAGATGAAGAAGTTAGTCCTACTAAAAAAGACGTTAATAATATTAAATATAGAAAACATAAATTAAGTTTAAAAAGTATGAGTAATGTTACACCTAAAGTATATAATACTAAATTTAGAGGTTGGGGATTTACAAATTGGGGTGATTAATAAAAACTATCTTTATTTTATTCCATCATCTGATTCATCTGATTCGGTATCATCATCAAAAAAGTCTATACCTAAATGATGAGCAATGACTCTAACTTTTTCAAATATTAAATGTTCTTTTTTATGTGAATGACCAATTTCATCTAATAATTTATCAATCCTATTAGTTAATTGATTATCTAGTCTATTAGATTTGGGTGACCAAAGAGCCATCTCATTACCATATATAGTTGCTTCACTTTCTTCTATAACTTTAATAATTCTTTTTGATTTATTACATGATGGCCAACTTGACATATATATATATATATATATATTATATATTATCTATATATTTTTTAATATTATCTTTATATTTTATTAACATTTTATCACATAATGATCTATCACCATAAATATTATATCTGGGTTGACCTCCACAATTATATATTCTATGTGGTATTATAAATTTCCTATTATTTTGTTCATAAATCTCAGAAATCCAATCATCTATAAACCAATTTTTAAATTCATGCGGATAATAAAATTCAAATATATCCATATGTTTTCTAGATACAAATGATTGAGTTAATAATGTATCATTTGGATTATATTTTTTTCTGCCCATGTCCGCCATACCCACCACACCTATATCATTATTTTGTTTTAATAAATCTATACAAGAATTTACCCAATCTTTATCTTGAAAATAAATATCTGAACCTATTTGAACAAAATAATCATAATTATCTATATATGCTTTTTTAAATAATTCATTCCATATAAAACATACATTACCTTTATTTAATGAATCAATTGTTAATATTTCAATAGAAGTATTTTTCATAACATTTATGAATTTTTTAATATCATTTTGAACAGTATTATCTTGATATAATTTATCATCTGAATCAATACCTAAATAAAATTTATATTCATGATTCAAATCGTATGTTGTAAAGAAAGATTTAAATAAAATATTTAATAAATCTGTATCTTTAAAATAATTGAAATTACATTTGTTACTAGTCACAGGTATGATAACAGCTATTTTCATTTAAGGTAATAAATGAATAACCTTTTAAATAAATTTGAATAATTAAAAAGATTTATTTAAAAAAGATTTATTAAATAAATTATAGATATGGAACGGTGTTCATTTTGTAATAAGAGACTAAAATTAATATCATATGCTTGTAAATGTGAAGGACAATTCTGTGCGGAACATCGTTATACTCATACTCATAATTGTAAGAGTCTAAATAAAAAAATAGAAGAATCTAAAAAAAATATAAAAAATAATAATCCTGTAATTAATCATAGCAAAGTTATAAAGATTTAATATCATTTAAAACATATCTATTAAAGATATTATCTAATTTATCAGATGTATTATAATTTTTTATAATAATATTATTATTAATTCTTTTTGATAAATTATTTAAATCATGCCAAGACTTTTTATGTATTCTATCTGTATTAGGAACATTATATAAATCTCCAACTCTTTGATATGTTGGATAATAATAATTGGGATTATTAATAGGTTGTTTTATAATTTTTAAAGTCCCATTTGATTGTTTTTCACATTCATGTATAAATTCTATATAATTACAATCCATACCTAATAAATTTATTGTATTAGCCCCCATACATATCCCATAACATGCAGCAGATGATCCTGAACACCAATCATATAATAATTGAAACGGGCAATTTTTAAAAGATTTTAATTGTTCAATGTAATAAACATTTTTATAATTTAATATCTCATTCCAAAATTGTATAATATGGGATGTTAATAAAAATGTTTTACATTTATTATTTATTATCATATCTTTTATTTTTTCTAATTGATATTCACATACTACCAAATCTACATTTACATAATGAGTTGGATAAAATCCTAATTCTTCCCAATGTCTAAATCCTAATGTGCATCCTATCCATTCCTTATCTTTTAAAAAATTAAAATCAAAATCTTTTAAAGATGAACCATTTCCAACCACATATATTTGTTTAAAATTATGTCCGGGCCTAATTAAAATAATTGCATTATTATCAATTGACTCATAATTATATTTTTTATATTCTTTTATAAAAATAGTTAAAATTGTCTCTAAATCTACTAAATATTTATTATCATTTAATTTATTAGTATAATTCATTATTAATGTTTCATTTATAAATTCTAATTTATCTTGATTATTCCATATTTCAAATATATGATATTGACCTTTTTTTAAAATAAAAAACAAATCATCAAACATATTATATTCATTTTTATATAACTTATTATTAAATCCTCTTCTTTTTTCCAAAAAAATATTATTTTGATTTATTATTATAGGTTTATTAATCATATTATCAAATCTAGTTTTAATTATATAATCATAATTTTTATTTTTTATAAATTCATAACCTTTATACCATTGCCACAATTGAACAAAATAAGTATTTTTATCTTTATACCCACAACATCCACTTGGATTTTGATAATATAACCCGATTTTTATTTTATTTATATTATTTAAATCTTTTAAAAAATCACTATATTCTAATAAAAGTACTCCTTTGGGATTATAATATTTATTTATATTTTCATCATAATCTTTTTTCCACATAATTAAATAAATATCTATATTATGATTTTTGTTTTGATCGTTAATATTATTAAATATTGATTTATAACATTCTATATAAGTTCTTGGTTCTCCGAATATTAATATAGATGTGTTAAATTTTTCCATATTATAAACAAAATAAGTATGAAACCTTTAAATATTATTACCTAATGTATTTTGTAATTTTTTAATTTGTTTTTGTACTCTTAACTCATTCATTTCTATATCATTAACCATAAATTTAATCAAACCACCTACATCCTTATTCGATTTATTTACATCCAGTTCTTCCACTTTAATCTTATCTCGATACATCATAAATATATCATATGATTTATTAAATAATTCAGCATATCCTTCTGGAAACTCATATTTATTTTTATATTCTTCAATAATATCTTCAATATTTGTATGTTTCTTAATCATTTTAAATGCCGTGCTGTTACCCACTTTAGGAACATTAGAACAATAATCACATCCGCATAAGATACAAAACTTTACAAATTGTTCCTCACTTAAATTCATTCCTTTAATCATCTCACCATAATCAATAATAGATATAATATCTTTTCTCTTTAATGATTTATCTAAACAATTTCTAATTAATTTAGGAGATCCATATACTAATGTATCCATATCTTCTGTTAAAACATAATCTACATATCCTATGCGACATAATTCGGCTGCAATTGCCTCGCCCTCACCTACATCCATATGAATATAGGAAATACCCATCAAGTCTAATAGTTTCTTAACATTATCTATCATATCTTTAGTCAAACGAAGAGATTGTTTTTCTAATTCATTCTTTTTTTCAATATTTCCACAAGCATCCATTTTATCTTTGGCGTCCTTTGCTTTCTTTTTACGTTCATCTACACAGGATTGTTTTAAATCAGGTGGTTTCCCATCAAATACAAATATCACTTCAATATTTAATGATAAATAATTAGTTAATTTATAAAACAATCCTGTAATATGATTTGTAATTTCACCTTTCTTATTTTTAAAAAGTTGATGTGTTAATAATTGTTGATAAATAATTAAAGACGCATCGATTGCCACCTTTTTACCTGATAATTTATATAAATTATCATGAGTAATGGCATCAGGTGCTTCTTTCTTAATAGTTTGAGTCAGAGATTTAATACCCATATTAAATATGTTTAAATTATCTTATATTTAAATTCAAATTTTTACTTTTTAATTTTAGTGACCTCACCTAATACTAATTTTGCTAATTGCGTATTAGAATTAAAAAATTGATCCTGAGATAAATTATTAAACCACTGATATTCTATATTTTCTAATATAATATCGTAAGGTAATGCTATAAATATAATATTGTCTTTATCTTTAAACTGTATGGGCTCATATCCATAAAATTGTTTTACTTTCACCATATTATTTTTTATATCAGTATTACCTGTATAACTACAATCAAAATGAAAATGTTTATTATCACTCACTTTGCTAATGGAATTTGCTAATAAATCCTCCCCCGTTGATTCATTAATAAAATTATCTTTTCTTAAATTCTCTAACATTTGATCTCTGTACAATGTAATTACTGCATTATTTTTTCTAGCAGCAATTACATAATTCCCTGGATTGTTTTTATTATTACACGAATTTATTACACGTTCAGAACCTCCGAATGTAATTAAATCATAATTATATTTTAATTTATACATAATCTCATCCAAACTTTTCATTACTAATGTGGCCGGGGATAAAAATAATCCACCATATTTACTCAATAGCATTGAACTTAATAAATCTACTCTGAATTTTAATGAATATTTAGATTTAGAGTTCATTTCAATGGGGAAATCTGGTAAATATTGTTTAATATTTTCTGGAGATACAACACGAAATGAATTATATTTTTTATTAATTTTATTATTCATTATCTGTAAACACATTGAAAACAATATTGTAAAGTTTTTCTTCTTATTTAATAATTGAATATTAATATCTTTATCCAAATCCTCTGGTTCTTCTAAATATGTCCAAACAAATTGATTATCGTTATTTTTAACAGGTTTATTAAATCCACTACCTAATTCTGTAATTAAAGGATGAATTCTATCTTCATAAAATATATTCAAATAATCCGTATAC